TTGCTGCTATCTTTGGTTGCGTCGCTGCCTTTGCTAGTTACAGTTTCACAGGACAACTCATTCCTGGTGTAGTTTAATGGAAGTCCTTATAGTTCTAGCAGCAGTAGCTGCTAGTGCTTTTGGGGCATATAAGATGACACCTAAATCTTAACATAACTAAATAATTACTCGTAATTTATTACTGAATCGAAACAAATGGGCGACTTATCAGCCGCAACAGACACTATATCACCACTGACAGCAGTCTTATGGATATTTTATCCTATGGCTGCTTTAGTACTGGTTGAACTTCTTCTTCGTGCATTTAATAATGATGATGACGATGATGATGGTGGTAAAGGAATTAGAATCCGTCAACAGGATATGGTTCCAGCAACAGTACCATCAGGAGCATAATGGATTGGTCACACCCATACTGGAGATTTGCTGAACGATGGAATGGTCGTTTAGCCATGATCGGAGTACTTTCTTTAATTTTAATCAAATGCCTTTCATAGTTTTTGGCTGCATCTTAGCAGCAACAGCATACACTAATGTATTTTCAGTTGTATTTCAATGATACCATTAGCAGTACTATTAACATCTATACCTCCAGGCTCTAGAGATCTTGTAGAGTTTGGATTTTTTGTAGCTGTGGGAATGACCGCAGGTTCTTTGGGATTAATATGATTAACTTTACTGAAATATATCAGATGGTCTTTATGGTAGTTGTTGGTGTTATAATGACAACCACTATGTTTATGACTATGATGTCCTATATGATGGAGGATTCAAATGGATGAAGAACAATCAAAATTAAGGCAACAAGTCTTAATGATTCTGTTTAAAGAATTTGGAAACGGTAAATATTCTAACAAATCAATCTACAATTGTGCCGATGAATGGATAAGTAAAGGACATAAGATTTCATCGGGGGTTGTCAGTTATTACAAAGCATACTATAATTCTTTGGATGCTATATAAATTACTTGCTATAATATAATGCAAAAAATAATAAATGTACTTGCTGTTGCGTCTGCTGCTGTATCTGTTACCGTTGTTGGTAGTGGGTTATACGTATATGTCAATCGTTCATCCATCATTGATGGAGTTAAATCTCAGGTTATGGAAGCAGTTACAGGATCTCTTGGGGGTGGTGCTGGATTAGGAGGATCTCTTCCTATCGGTGCTCCAGATCTTGCTTCACCTGCTGATCAAGCTTCTGCTCCTGATGCTCCTACTGCACCTGTTCCTTCTCCTGGTTTAGGAGTTCCTACTTTTTAATTATGAAAATTTTACTTGCCTCATTGATAGCACTGACTCCTGTTTCTGCTATTGCAGATGAATATCAAGAGGGATATTCTACTAGTCGTAGTTGTTTTAAAACAGAGTATAGAGAAGAGTATGTACCAGGAACAGCAGATAATCCTGGTTATGTTCAATCTTTCCATGAAACTATTGAAGTTCCTTGTAATTATCAAGAGGATTCTTTAAGAAGTGGTGGATACACACGTAAGACTACTATAGAGTATGATACTAATGATTGCTCTGATGGTAAGATTGCAGGTGGGTTACTAGGTGGTGGAATAGGTGCTGCTATTTCACGAGGTGATGGACGTTGGTGGGCAATTCCATTAGGTGCTGTTCTTGGTAGTCGTATTGGATGTGAAATTGAAGGTGGATAATTATAAATAGGCTAGTTGCTTGACTATCATGCCTGATGAAGTAAAAGAAGTAGTAGAAGAAATAGAAGAAGTTGTTGAGGAAAAGAAGAAAGGTGTCTTTGGTAAAATGAAAGATGCTATTCTTCCAGACCCCGAAGAACAAGCTGCAATCATTAGTACATTTGTACGCATTACCGTTCTTGCCTGGTCGGGTGGAATATTGACTTTAAATTATGTCGCCATACCAGGTGTACCACAACAGAAAATTGATCCAACATTTATAGCTTCGGTTTTTACTGGAGTTTTAGCTAGCTTTGGAATTCAGACTGCTAGTAAGAAAGGTGATGGTACTATGAAGATGAATGGTAATGGTAATGGCACTCCTGCTGGTCCTCCTCCTCCAACTGCACAAGAGATTGAGCAGATTGTAGCAAAGGCAAGTGCTGGTGGTCCTGTTCAAACAATTAGAATCGAACAAGCACCTATTAAGATTACTACTGATACTAAATCAGACGAAACATTTAAGATGTAGTTGCAAAATAAATTAATATATGTTATACTCATCTCCAGTAGAGGATTATAATGTCTGATCAACAAACTATTAAATTCTCCATCCGACAAGATGGAGCAGTTAGTATAGATGTAAATGGAGTTAAGTCTGGGAATTGTATAGAAATAACCAAGAAGCTTGAAGAAGCACTTGGAATTTTAAACACCCGACAATTTAAACCTGAATTTTATCAAAACAGAAATGTCACACTTCAGCACAATACAAACGAGAATCAGGAACAAACCTGAATTGGTAGAAGCATTGAATCTTCTTCAATATAATGTAACAGAAGACCAAGAACTTTATGTTACTGGTTCTCATGGTATTGGTCATGAAACAGTTGAAGCAGAAGTTGCTATTGGAAAAGATATAGGATTTCGATTGAATCCTATATCAGGTGAGTATGATTTGGTTGCAGATCTTGAGACATGGGATCAACCTATTCCAGTTGAAAGGTTTGTTGATAAAGTCACACAGCAATATGCTCGTATGACAGTTTATAATCAAGTCAAGAAAATGGGATTCCAAGTTCAGGAAGAATGGGAGATGGATGATAACTCTCTAGAACTATTAGTCACACGTTGGGATTAAAAAAATGGCAAAGGATTCATCAACATTTTTATTCACTAAGATAAAAAAGGCTGCCCATGCCGTAAAAGAATGGGATAAAAATTTAGCATATAAGATCCAAGGTAAGTTTGAGTTATCTAACTACCAAATGCTTTGTCTTTCTTGTGCTAAAGGATTTATTATTGCTGCTATCATTTTGTAGCTATTGACAGATTAATTTTTTTCTGTTAGTATTCAAAGAGAAAAACTTTTATTAGTTTTCAGGTCTCAATACTTAAAAAATTATGACATTATTCACTGCAGATATTGGAAAAGGAAAAGTCCATATCTATGACAGCGGCAGAGATATTTTCTACGGAAAATTGCCACAAAGAAATCTTATAGATTTAAATATAAAAGGACTGGAAGATGGAGATACACTTCTAGTAGAAGATTCTCATCTACGTGAGTCTCATAAACTTACAACTGCTCAACCATATAGTTGGGAAGAGTTGAATGAATTTCATAACAACTCTATTGAAAGAGGGATAACAATTCTTGCCTTCCCTCATAAGTCTACACCTAAAGCAAGAAAGCTTTCAGGTTATGGTAAGGATGATAAGTCAGACGAAGCCGATACAAAATCAATTGCAAACTTTATATCAAAAGATATTAATGCTTTTAATACTCTCAAGAAGTTTGTTCCTACAAGATTGAAAGATTATCAAGAAAAGAATAGTTATATCCATGATTATATTGAACAAGCAAATGAAGATATCAACGAAGCTAAATCATCTGAATATGGATTCAAACCAAAGAAGTTTGAATATAGTGATGAAGTAACTAAATGGATCAATAAGTGGCTTGTTAAAATTGTAGAAGAACTTGATTGTGATCCTGAGTTAGTTAAAGCAATTGGAATAGGATTTGATAGAAAGGGAGTTGCTAAAGTAGTTGTTGGAAATCGTATCTATACTTTAGTTCATTCTTTATTAAGACCTGATGGAACCTTGCGTGTTCGTCCTGATAGAGAACATTTAGATATAGATGAAAAATATAAAGTTCCTCATTGGAAATTTATTAAAGCACATTATCTTGGATGTAAGCCTTATCATATGAATCAGGGTGTTCCTGCATCTAACTACAAGCATTGGATGCGTAGAGCAGTATCTGAATATGCATTTCCCGATAAGTTAAGAGATAAGAGTGACCCTTTGAAACTTTCTGCTAATGCTACTGACTTCCAAGTTGGAATGAGTTATGAAGAACTTGCTAAACTTAAGAAAGCAAGAACTAAAGTTGATAAGATGACCCAAACTATTTTCTATGCATTGCGTAAGATGATTGTTGATGATGGTCTTCGTTAGTATTCAAAGGAAAAAACTCTAGTTAGTTTTCACATTCCAATGCTCAACCATTATCAAATTAATTTAGTTAGTATTCATTTCGTAAAACTCTTGTTAGTTTTCAATACGTAATACTCAAAAATTTAGTTAGTATTCAATCTCCAAATCCTTTATTGGGTTTCAATTGACAATACTCAAATCAATCTTAGTTAGTATTCAGTGATAAAAACTCTTGTTAGTTTTCAGAGATCAATACTCAATTAGTATTCAGTAATAAAAACTCTAGAGATCAATACTCAAATTTTGATACACACACAGAGTCAGGGAGTCCACACTGAACTAGGCAAAAATTACTAGTCTGTGCTATAAATATGGGTAGTATGGGATTGAAAAATCATGCCCCAGAAACATTATACGGTGGGTTATCACGACTTACAAAAAGATCATTTTGAAATTTGTGAATACGCTACAGATTCATATGATGCAATACAAAATTCTAAAAGGGATGTTCCAGTTTTAATGGAGCACCCTCTTTTTATTGATTACGTCTTAAGGGAGGACTAATGAAAAACGAAATTATGTGGTGGATGAGTAGATTAACTATCATGCTCACTTCACTCTTCCTATCATTTTCATTAGCAGCAAAAGCATATGCTGCAGATATACAAATGGGTTCTGGAGGCAACTTAGTCTTTGAACCTAATGAGGTTACAATTAATGCAGGTGAGACAGTCACTTTTACTAATGGAGCATTACCACCTCACAATGTAATGGTAGCAGATCATCCAGAATTATCACACGGTGATCTAGCATTTGCCGTTGGTGATAGTTTTGATATTACCTTTCCAGATGCAGGTGATTATACCTTCCAGTGTGACCCTCATGCTGGTGCTGGTATGAAGGGGGTTGTGCATGTTAAATAGTGTGGTATAATATTGGAACGAATTTTTAACCAATGAAAGAGTTTTTATTTTTTGTATCAAACTTCTTAGACTTTTGGTTCCTACCTTTCATAATAGCATTAATAGTTTCTATTATTATTGAGCAGGTTTTTAGAGCACAGAAGAAAGCACCTGAAGTTCTTAAGTCTATGGCTATAAGAAAATTCTTGTGGAGACAAAATATTATTTTAAATTTTTCTTGGTTCGTTTGCTATTTCCTCTTGAGCTTTATGCTTAAGACACCACAAACACAAATGCCAGATATGATCTGGGAGGGATGAATGATTTTAGTTTTTATTATCGTAGGATTATTGTTCTTTATCATGGGGTACGGATTGTACCTTACTATAGGACCAGGTAAGACAGACCTAAGAGATCCTATTGATGAACATGCAAAGATGCATGAACTAGGTATTGCACATGGACACGGTGGGAACAAAGGTGCATATGAGATGTCTGGAAAATTGAATCATAACCATGAGGATTGAAACAAGAGAAGCAATGGAGATGTTGTTTTCAGCAAAATGGAACTTGCCGAAAGCAGCAAAACATTGTAATTTATCACGTAAGGAAATGAAGATTACCTTTAGTGAGTATTGTGCTTTTCATGAACCCACTTATACTAATTTTCCTACCGAATTGCAATTAGAATTAAGTTATGAGTGATGTAGTATGGTCAATAAATATTATGCTGGCTTTACTTTTAGTAGGAGTTGGTGTTAGTATATACTGGATATTTAAATACGATGAATGGTATCCTAACGACAT